ATTAATATTATTTTCAGTTGCAAATATACTACTTTTTAGATTTATTTCAAAACATTTTGCCTTAAAAATGCATTCATTTCTACATTATTATATATAATATTAGGAATTGTTTTCTCAAATTTCTTCTTTATACTGCTACAGCGATGCCTCAACCACGTATATAACTCACTAAAACTATTGAATTTTCTTCCACCAAGTTCATTGAAATAACCAATTGCTAATTTTCTTTCTGAATTATCCTTTAATTTCATTATTGAAACTGCATCTGCAACACTATCAATATAGAAATTATACACTTCAGTACCCTTAATGAACTCAATAACTTCTGAAATACTTGAAAACTTGTGCTTATTGGTCATTAACATGCCACTTAGTTCAGCCATGTATGCACCACGCTCAAATTGATTGGAAAAATATAGAAAATATGATATTTTATCCTTAATTTCACTTTCATTGGCATAACTACCAGTCTGATTATCAAAATATTTCTCGCTATCAAGTGCATCTATGTAACTTTTTCCACTTTTATACATCTGCACATCTTGATAAGCGTGTGTCAATTCATGCATAAACAACGGAATTATATCTTTTGCGCCAATATAAGATGGATTTACCCTTATAACAAGTTTAATAATGTTAAAAACATTGTTTAATATAGTTTCATCCGGGTCATAAGACATTATCTCCACACCTTTATCTGAAATAATCTCAACTTTCCAAATTAATTCACTTTCAATTGGAATAAAAATCTTATTTTCCTTATATAACTGCGGTAGTTCATTAGAAATTTTCTTGGCAATCTCATAACAACCGTTAAAAACGCCGTATTGCTCTATAAGCATCCTACGATGTTCATAACTGCCTGACTGCTCTAACAGAAAACCACGCTTACTCTTCTGAAAGAAAAACTCAATAAATAAGTGAGTTGAAAAGTCCTTTCCTAACTGTTCATTAATCGTCATTAAATTCTATTTTTAATGTTTCTTTATTAATATATTCTATCAAATCATCAGTATCTGTAAAATAGATGTCATATGGATAAATGAGCCGTGCAATTTACATATTATCTTAATTTTAGAATGGTTATTACCAACTAATACAGACTACAATTATTTGCAGTCTGTATTATGGTTTTTCTGTTTATGACGTTCTATAACTTATTCTATTGTTATTCTTCTTGATATTACAATGTTTCCTCTTCGCTTTCTGTGAATACAACGTCTGTTTCACTAATATCTGTCATCTTACCTGTTTTATCCTCACTCTTTAATTGCTTGATAATATCAGGAAGTATTTTCTTTTTATAAGAGTCTATTTCATCCTCTGAAATTATACCACTATTAACACAATATAAGCTTCCTTCCCTCGTTATATTAAATGGACTTGGCAGATGATTTTTCTTTATTGAAATGGGTGCAACACTACCATATTCATACTTTTCCCCCTTTACTGTTGCTTCCAATTTCTTTACACCGGATGTCACGATTTTTCCACAAGCCACAAGAAGACGCAAGGAATATTCGAATGAGTTGCCTCCTTTGAGTTTCACAGATGGCTTACCCATAGTTGCCATTGACGAGTCCCAAATCTTGTTGACAATAAAGAATGAATTAGTATATTCTGATTTCTTACTTCGTGATGAAGGTATTCTCGTATTGACAATCGTATTGAATGCAGTTGCAATACTTGAGGCATCAAACATATTATTGCCGGCTTTGGAAGTAAATGATTTCCAAGATGTTATCGAGCCTACACTATCCCATACAAATAGTAAGCTAACAGGCAACTCACCACTTTCTTGTTTATCTATCAAATCATTTATGATGTATGCAATATCTTCGATTACTGCAACTTTTCTCTTTGTTGCCTTTCTTGTCATTGTGCTATAATCCAAATCGCCACAATATTCGCACATTGCTTCATTTGTGAAAAGAATAAAATTACCCTGATAGTCAACGATTTCTTCTGATGTAGTTACTTCACCAGTTTCTTCATCAATGTGCTCGACTTCACCATAGACAGGTTCAGCTTGCATTCCACAATTTATTGCGTATTTGAAGTCAAAATTGCTTTCTGTTTCAAAAATCACCGGTAAAACGCCTTGTTTTTGGGCTGCTGCTATCAAACAGTTCTTTATGGTGCTCTTACCTGTTGAGTTCCATCCATAGCACCCACAAAAATATCCCATTGGTATACCAGGAAGGCCTATTGCATCTTGAAATCCTTTTGGCAGTATAAACCATTCCATCGGCTTTTCGGCTACTGGTGCAATTTTTAATTTTTTACTTTTAAATTCATTAATATCAAATTTAGCAGCCTTTATTCCTGCTCCTTTTTTAATTGGTTGTGCCATATCTTTTATAATTCATTAAAATTTATATTTACATTTTCTGAGGTATTATTATTTTTTACCTGCCTCTGTTCTTCTATTGCCTTTTTATAGCATTTTCTGCATAGTGAGATATATTTATCATCTCCACCTATTTCAATTTGTTCACCTTCGCTTATGATATTACCAAACTCATCAATTCTTGCGTTGATAATTGCTTTTCTTCCACATCCACATGATGATTTTATTTCCTCAATGTCATCAGCAATCTCCATTAATCTCTTAGAACCTTCAAACAAATCACTTTTAAAATCAGTTCTAAGCCCATAGCACATCACATTAATGTCAAGATTATCAACGACCTCTGCAAGTTGGTCAACTTGTTCTTTTGAAAGGAATTGGCATTCATCAACAAGTATCCACTTAGGTCTATCATATCCTTGTATAGTCACATTAACAATATAGTTATCAATAAACTTATATAGATTATGCGTTGTGTCAAATGAAATGCATTCTCTTGATAGACCAATTCTTGATTTGATAATATCTTCACCGTCTCTATCATCAATGGATGGTTTTATGCACAAAAACGGTATTCCACGTTCCTCAAAAGAATGTGCCTTCATCAAAAGCAATGCTGTTTTACCGCAAGACATTGACCCAAAATAATAATAGTATTTAGCCATTTTATAAATAAAACATATTTTTTTATTATTAAAATTAATTAGGTCTAACTGATTTTCTTGTCAATTAGACCATTTAATCTTATTTAGAATGGCAGGTCATCCCCATTATCATCATTATCAAGTTGTGGTGTTGTATTAAAATCAGATGTTCCTTCCAAAATCTTCCGTGCTTCTGCTGCTGCAATATCATCATTGCTTACGGTTGCCTTATCCACCCACTTTTCTTCTGCTTTACTATAGAATGGAACTTTTCCTTCAGATATAAGGTCAAGGTATTCAAATGATTTAAGGGAATACAAATCTTCCCAAGTCTTTTCGTCATTAACCCAAGCCATAGCCTTATTGATATCCTTTGACAGAGGTGTTTCCTTACCTGCGTCATTGATAGTCATGGTTGTCTTGTCAGTTGTTGGGACATATTGCAGTGTGATAATGAAATCCTTACCATTATTCAAGTCAAATACATTATAAGGGATAATGGTACGTTCATTTTCAGGAAGACTATTGTATTCGTCCTCATCAATCTTAACGTGTCTATATCCTGCACTACCGTCATCTGCATAGTTTTCTATCTTGTAATAGGCATCACCTGTATCAATTGATTCCTGTGCCCTATTATCAAAGATTGACATAAGTTGGTCATAGATACCTGTTCCATCGTTATGGGCATTAAAGCGCCAGAACTTAACACCTTCATCCTCATGGCCACGTTCAATTACACGTACAATAAACGTTTCCTTGGACTTATACTGCATTCCTTGCTTGAAAAGTGCCTTTCTCTCAGCCTTATGTGCTTCATCATTAGGAATTGCATTACTTTGCTTAAGTAGTTCAGCTGACTTTTGACACAATGGGCATCCACGTCCATCATGATTTGGCAGTTTATCTTCATTAAGGCAAATAAACGACTTGTATCCACTTTTTGAAACCTCAGTAGATACCTTCATTGAATGTGTATGAAGAATAAGGAATGGTGTTGGGTTATCCGCACTTACAGGTAGAATTCTAACTGTTACTTTTCTTTGAGTTTCACCCTTGTTAAGGCGCAAGTTAAGATAATTTTTTTCATCAAATTCAAACTTCTTCTTAAATTGCTGATTGTCTTTCTTTGCTAAAATTGCTTCACGCTGACGGAGAATTACATCCGCACTTGTGTTTACATTTAAGTTAATATTTTCTGTCATTTTACTAAAAATATATTTAATTATTTTATAATTTATATCATATTGTCTTTTTCACGCTGTAAATATACTACCATTTTTTCACATTTCAAAATTTTTCGTACAAAAAAAATACAGTAACCGGTTATTTTTCCGAATTACTGTATATAAATAGTCTGAAATTATGTTTTTAATGTTAAAAGTTTATAAAATCTTGTAATTTTGACGGATAGTCAAGTGACCTTGCAAGAGAACGGTCATCATTGCCGTTTATATCAGCCTTTGTGATTACATATTCCTTTTCCTCTTTATCAGGGTCAACATCGTTATTATAAATGACATTATAGTTAGAATCCTGTGTCTTTTTATCCCAGAAACTCTTAGGTGTTTCAGAATATGGGGCAGATGCCTGTGAGCGAATATTAATTTTCTCTTCTTCAGATGGGTTACGTTTTTCAAACTCAGCTCTCAAATCATCAATCTTCTGATTATTTTGGTCAACGGCTGCAATGAATTTGGTTGTAACAGCCAATAGGTCTTGGAGTTTGTCATTTACACCATCAATCTTGACATCAGCAGTTTCCTGTGCTTGAGTCAGTTCATCAACATCAATGACTTCATCGCCATCCTGCATGGAGTCTACGTTTTTATCAGCATCATCCTCCGGCTGTTCATCTGACGGTTCAAAATCAACATCCATAGGTTCGTCATTACCATCCGGTTGTTGATTATCATCTGTCATTGGTGGCATATCTCCACCATTATTATCATTTCCCATACCTTGTGGCATGTTGTTGCCGCCATTATCATTATTTTGTGGCGGCATCTGCTGAGGTGCATCCTGTTTAGTCATATCAGGCTGCTGATTATCATCTACATCATCATCACCCTCTTCATCAAGAATAGGCTTAGTGATAAAACTATATTCACAAATCTGTTGGAAACGTTTCTGCGCTTCCTCAAGATGATACTTCTTAAGTAATTCCTTATCAACAACTGCCATTGGTTTATTAATCGTTAAGCATCATTTTATCATCTTCAGTCAAAAGTATGGTACTATCCTCAGTACGCTCGATAAGACCCTTGTCTTTCTTCTCAACCTTTACTTTCCTCTTTGGGATTTTGGTTTCATCACCGACTATTGATTTCAACTGCTCTATGGTATTCATTTCGTTTTCTTCATTAACTTTTTTATTTTCTGTCTCCACATTAACTGTAGTTGGCTTACTATTAGCCAATATCATCCTACTGATAGGACGTATGCATTTCTTATGTGGGTTTTTACCTATGAATCTCTGTGGCATCTTATTATACCTTATTAATATTATATATTATAAATAGTTGTTATTTTCTAAAATAACTATACAAAGGCATTATGTAATGAGTGTTATTGCCGATTATACGCTTAATATCAGCATTAAGAAACGATACATTTGGTATGAATTGATTAAACTTATTTGACTTAATCTTTTCTATTATCTTATGTTTGTTTATACCTAAATATTCGCATAATGACAACGACAAGCCGAAAACCGTCTTTAACTTTACATCATAGATGAAGATAAAATTACTACCTCTTGTAATGAAACATAGTTTATCTGAATTGGAATAGATATACTTGATGAAATTAACTATACGTTTTCTCTTGTACTTGATAATATCAACATATTCATATCTTACATTCTTCAATGCATTAAGTATTACATCCTCTTGGAATTGTTCCAAATCATTGATATAATCATTCCTACGTTCTGTCTTGGTAAATGTCCACCAACAGTTTTGGTCTTTATAATGTTTTTTCAATATAGAAAAGTTATCTATACACTTCTTCGCACTTGAAAGACCTATATATAACGTAGGTAAATCACAGTCAATCCCTTCACATGAACTGACTACATTATATATCTTACTGTATTGGTCTTTATTACCCTTTGTTACAATATTTGCAAGTTTTTGCATACCATTTTATCATTTTTACATTGCAAAGATACTGCTTTTATTTGAAATATCAAAATAAACTATTAACTTTTTTTAGATTTGCCCACCATCAATCATCTGTTTTACAAGATTAGCGTACTTAATTCTCTGACAAAGTTCTACTGCTTTTGGCCTTTCATATTTCTCACAGAATATCCTAACTGCATCCGCTACCGTTGTTGCTGTCTTAAGTTCCTTCAAAGCATTTTTTTCTGTACCATTTAACTCATAAATTAATAAATTTGTCTGTTCTTTCAAAGATGCTTTTATAATTGGCTTTCCTAACCATTCAGTTGCTTTTTTTCTTCTATCACCTGTCCATTGAGCAATACCTTTACCGCCATAATTTTCTTTACCCGGATATTCTTCTGCTTTTGGGTTGAAACTGCTCTCTTGAACTAAGTTACCTGCAATACCGCAGAATTGTATATCATTTATATCAAGTTCTTGTTTAAGATAATAACGTACAATTTTAATATTCC